TTAATAATTCGTTATTATCAATTCATTATACTTTCCTCTTGCTTTAGCTTCTTTTGATACAGAATAATTTACTTGGACTTCTTTTATATTAAACTCTTTATATAATTCTCTTGATAAAGGATGATCATTTATTGTTAATAAAAACTTACCTTTTAAACTTTTGAGCTTGTCTGATAATTCTTTGTGTTCTTCTTCTTTAAAATTATTTCCATAACCACATGTTTCAATATATGGAGGATCACAAAAGAAAAAGCTATGTTCCCTATCATATTTATCAATTATTTTTTCAAAACTTAAATTCTCTACATATGTATTTTTAAGTCTATCTCTTAACTTTAAGAGTATATCCTTAGAAAATATTTGTTGTCCTGGTCTAGTTGTTGTTCCATATCCATAATTATTACCTTTTCCACCAAAACTTTGTGTGATTAAATATAAGAATCTTATTGCTCTATGGATTTCTGTCATATACTCTAATGTACAATTTTTATATTCTTCAAATATATCTCGTCCGCTAAACTCATATTCTAGTAATCTATCTATTTCCGGAGCATGGTACTTTATAGTTCTAAATAAATTTATTAGTTCTTTGTCTATATCATTTACAACTTCTATTTTGCTCGGTTCTTTACCGAAATAAACCCATCCTGCTCCCAAAAATAACTCTATATAGCAAACATGTTCTGGAATCATTCCTAATATGGTTTTTCTTAATTTTGATTTTCCCCCAACTCTACATATAGGTGGATTTAACATATGATCACCTTCTTTAAAATACTTTTATTTATATTTTACCGAACATATGTTTGTATGTAAAGTGATTATTTTTTATTTTTAGAACTTAATTTCTTCTATTTAAAATTTATTTATTCTGTTACGTTTTTGTCACAATTACCAAATATAATAATATCATAGTGATGATAATTTTTTAATATTACCCCTAAGTAATATGGCAAAGAGTAGCTTATTTAGTATGAGCTACTCTTTTTACATTAAAAGCAGTAGTAAGATTTACTTGACCACTGACCAGAAATTTATAATTAATTAAAAGCAGCAAGTAAGATTTCACTTACCTACAACCTCAAATGTATTCTATCACATTATAGTAAATATTGACATTATTACATATAAATGAAATAATGTCTTATGAAAGGGGACGATTAGATGAAAAAGAAAGTATTGAAAGTTTTTAGTCTTTTATTAATATGCTTTAGCTTAACTTCTGTTAGTGCTTTTGCTGGAACTTGGGGAAAAAATGATAAGTCAGGAGATGTATGCTACAGAGATAACAATGGCAATGTGCAATATGGTTGGTTTAAAGATGACGAATACGCACAATGGCATTATGCAAGTAAATGGGCAGGAGTTCACACTGATTGGCTTTATGATAGAGATTATAATACTTACTATCATTTTAATGCTATGGGTACTATGGATGGGCAAACACCTTACTTTGAATTAACTGACGGAAGCATACATGATGGATGGGTTAAGATAGATGAAACATATGGCGACTCCGTTGTATTCTTCTGTCAAAAAGTATTAAACGGAAACATTTGTAACATATACTATCCTTCTTCAGTAAGCCAAGCTGATTTCTTAAACGGAAATGTAAGTCATATTTATTGTTATAATACTTATACAGGAGAAATACAAAGAGTTGACCTAAATACTAGTATTTCACAATAGTATATATATTTTTTAAGAGTAGTTAAATTATACATTTATTAACTACTCTTTTTTGTTTTTTATTCTTTAATTACTCTTCTACAAGCTTTTATTTAAATTCATTTTTTTATATAGTCTATAATTGTTTCTTCTGAATCCTCAAAAATATCTGCTAATCTTAAGAATACTTCTTGTTCTTCTATTGGCATATCTTTTATTGTTTCTTCTAAATCTTTTGTACTCATAAACCACCTCATAGATATTATAAATAAAACTAATTAACAGTCAATACTTTAATTATTACCAAATGCTTAATAATTTATTACAAAATAAAAAAGATGTCTAAATTAATAAACACCCTTTTTATTTTGCTCGATATCTTACTTCTATTGTCATAAAAAATTAAATAAAGATAATTTTAAAGTCCTTTTTTCGTAGCTTTCTACCATTCTCTTAACCATTTCTCCACCAACGCTACCATTTTGCTTTGATGTAAGATCTCCTTTGTATCCTTCTGCATAATTTTGTAGTCCTAATTCAGATGCAACCTCTGTTTTAAATTTGTTTAATCCTGCCTTTGCTTCTGGTACTAAAGTTTTGTTACTATTATATGATGACATAATAACTACCTCCTTAATATTTGAATTATTTTCTACACTAATATCTTATCCAAAGCAAAACTTAATACACTATAAAATTATTGACATTTATAGCATTCTTAGCTGTAAATAGTTCTGTATAATCAATAAAAGAATTTTTTGTAAAGAAAAAGCAAGCAAGTAAGATTTCTCTTAGGTGCTGCTTACTTTGTTTGAGAGTTTATATAAAAATAAGCAGTAGATAAAATTACTTACTGCTCACAGAAATTATATATCGTTTGTTTCTTAGAAATTATTATATCTTTTAATTGTTCTAACTATAAAATATTACTTCTTCCCCCTTATGTTTTTTTTGAACTGAATAATTCAACTTATAAACTTCACTTTTGAATTTATTATACATATCTCTTATTTCTGGAGTATTATCATATGTTAAAATCCAAGAATGATATTTTATATCTTTTATTTTATTTGGCCAATGATACATGATCCTCATGTTTATAAAAATTAGTATATAATGTTGCACCTTTATTATAGTATGGTGGATCAAAAAATATAAAACTTTTATGTTCTAAATTATTTATAACATTTCTTATTAAATCCTCTGTATCCAAATTATATAATACTATATCATTTTTATGAGCTGCTATATATCTTATTTTTTGTATTATATCAGCTTTATTAAACCTACAGTCAAGTTTATATTCACCTTTCTGTTCTTTTCCGCCAATAACACCTGCTTTAATAATTCCTGACCTATTAGTTCTATTCAAAAATAATGTTGAAAAACCTAAATTCAATAAGTTTTCTTTAAATTTTATTTTCTTGTACTCGCTTTTGTTTATACCACTCATCCATATTTATTATTGTGTTATTTATTAAATTACACAATTCATCTGTATAATTCAATACAGAATACCAAAATGCATATATTGATTTATCATAATCATTAATAATAATATTATCCACTTGATTATTAATTAGTAAAGATAATGCTACTGCTGCCCCACCACAAAATGGCTCAACATATGTTGATTTATTTAATTTTTTTTTCATCAATCAAACTTTTAACAAAATAAGTCAACTTATTCTTACCACCTGGATATCGTAATGGTGAATATGTATTAATTGCCATATGTGTATACTCCTTTATTTTTAATTTTATATATATAATACCACTATTTTTTTACTATTGGCCATCTCTAAATTGTAACTTGTAATTTCCTCTTTGCTATTTTGTTATAAGCCTTTTTAAATGATGTTACAAATTTTTCAGCTTCTTCATTATTTTTTTCTAGCCAATAATCGAACACTCTCAATGACTCAAAAATTTCTAAATTATCATTAAACCATTTCTTGAATTTTTCTCGTTCTTTCCCTTTATATTTATCAGAATATGGTCCATATTCTTTTATTGTTTCCTTAGTAAACGATATTTGCAACCCATTTTGCCAAAGTTGTGAATCCCCTTCTAAATCTAACAAAAAATCATAAATCACTTGTTCTGGTCTAACTGTTCCCGGCAATTTTATTATGTTACCATGCTTATTGCTATTTATTACTTCTTGTTGTTGCACATCGCCATCTAATACAAATATTATGTTTGCAAAATATAAAGGATCATTCTTATTTAATTGTAGTAATACACTACAAGGTAATTTACTATCAATACATCTTATATACATTGAATACTTTTTGAGTAAGTTATTTAACAACCATCTTGCTTCTTTATCTTCTGAATATATGGCTATTTTATCTATGTTTGAACCCGGCATGGCTAATACTAAATCACTTTTCATTACAGGAAATTCAGGATTTCTATAAAATTTTAAAGGTCCATTCGCTTTACTACAATAATAAACTTCATAATCATTCATATTAATACTATCATTATTTATAATCTTTTGAGATAATAATTCAAGTAAAGAAACACTATGTGTTGTAAATACTATTTGTAAATTCAATTCTTTAGCTGCTATATATAAAAAATTAATTAATTTAACTTGTGCAATAGGATGCAAAGTTGCTTCTATTTCATCAATAAGTAATAATCCACCTTTATAATTTGCATTTTCCTTTTTTAATTTTTTAAATGATAATATTGCTGTTAGTATCTGTCCAACATTATCTTGTCCTGCTGAATTTGTTATAGATTCATATTGATCTGTGTTTATTCCAATTCCTTTTTTTTCTTTCTGTATCTCCAATATCAATCATATCTATATGCACATCTGAGCTATTATCGAAATTAAGATTTAAAATATCTGCATAATTTTTTTATAAAGTACTCTTGTTCTTTTTGTAAATCTAGATTCTTAACTTTTAATTTAGCATCTATTACTTCTCCTACAGGATATAATCTTGAAAGTCCCAAATATAAAGATGGCCAATCCATTTTTCTACTATTATTATTTATACCATCTTTTGTTTCAGGAATTATTCTAAATCTTTTCCCATTATTTTGCCATTGTTGTTCTACATATCTTGCTTTCTGTGATAGTATTAACATTATTAATATCGCAGAAGTTAACTCTACATTTATTGGAACCACTTTTATCAAACATCTTTGATGCTTTAAATATTTCACTAAATTCAGTTCTAAACTGTGAATTAAATATAGTTTTTCCATCTTTAATTTTCATTTCACAGGTATTACCTAATAATGCTAATATTGTAGACTTACCCAGTCCATTTCTCCCAGATATTGCAGTAATATATTTGCCTAAATTAATCTTTATATCCTTCAAGTTCCTAAAATCTATTAATTCTATACTATGTAACATTTTTCCCCCATAATTATGTATATATTTAATTACTAATATGCTATAATAGAGGTAACAGAATGAACTCTATTATAACTATGAACTCATGATTGATTGGTAGTCGCATGAGTTCTTTTTATTATCTATATTTACATAATACTACAATTTGTACATACTTTCCATATTTTATTTAATTCTCTGTTTTAGAGCAAAAAATAAGGCAGCACATAAGAAATTAATCTTACATGCTGTATTTCTATTTATAATAATTTTCTTCTTTCTACAATTAATTCTTCAAGTTCCTTTATATCTTCAAGTGTTGCTTGCTTTTTAATAAAACTTCTTGCAGTAGACCTATTTCTTAAATACCTTGCTTTTTCTCTATTCTGCTCTTGCCACTTTTTATTAGCCTCTGTCTGTGAGTTCTTCTTTTCCTCCACAAATTCACCTTCTTTCTAATATTTAATAATAAAATAAATTAAAGCAATTATAATTATTACTTTAATTAGTATTTTTAAAATTAGAGTTATATTTTTCATATTGATTAAAAGTGATTAATGTATTATTATTTTAGTAAGGGGATTAAATCCCCTTTTTGGATTTGCAATTTATGAAAGAATTCTTGATATGATTTCTTTTATAATTGCTATTTTTATAAGTAGCTTGATGACTATTCCCAGTAGTTTATCAAGCTTTTTTAATTTATTAATCACTTTCTTACCTCCTTTCCATACTTCAATTATACTATCGATAGTATAATTTGTCAATAGTTTTTCTATAAAATTCCATAAAAAATAAGGTGAATACAAGCAAAATACTCATATTCACCCAATGTTAAAGCTATATTGTGCAATCTAGCCTTACATATTATATCATATTAAAGTTCTTAAATAACATTATTATGGAGCAACTGAATAGTCACCTTCTGTATACATCTTAAATTCACTCCATCTTCTGGTTATTAATTTGTTTTAGGTATTCTTCATACCACATAAAATGATATCCATTTACGCTGAGTGTAAATTGTTTATGTATAGTTCCATCTTTCCTTTTTCTTTTTTTTATATGTCCTATTACACATATCATATATTCTATCAGATGCTTTTATATTTAGTTTTTCTCCAGCTTCTTTTACGCTATTATAGAATTGATTAGTTTCTATACAATATGGTCTTTTGGTGACAGGTAATTCTCCAGAATATTTTTTGATATCATATATAGCATTTCCTATCCATTCTTCAAATTGTTCTTTGGTATTATTTCCATTTCCGTATTTCAAATGAAAGTTTTTATGGCATGTTTCACATAGAGTTATACCATTAGTTTCATCTTTCCTTTTTTCTTTGCACCAATTATAACCATCTAAATGATGAACTACACCATCATGATTTATTTTTTTTCCACAACATTTACAAGTATAACCATCTCTTCTCATTACTTTTTTTAACAAATTCTTTTAAATCATTGTCTATTCTTCCTTTAATACGTTCGTCTTCTGTCTTATTAGGATTGTAGCTTGTATTATTTTGCCCTGAGTTAAACACTTTATTATTACAATGATTACAATAATATTTACCATCTTTGTGTACATATCTGTAATATACTGAATAGGATATATCTAATATTTCTCCACAGCAATCACATTTGACCTTGACTATGTGCCTGCTTTCTTTAGGGATATCTTCAGCTTTTATTTCGATTTCTTTATCTAAATCTATTACAAAATTCCTTCCCCATCTTTTTTTTAAAGCTAGCACTGGCTTTTTTTATTGGCATAGCATATCCAATTTTTTGATAGTGTTTTACGTTACTTCCACAAATTTTTACTTTTATAGTTTCCGTAATTAATGGCATAATTAATAAACCCCCAGACTTGAGTTAAAAATTTTTCAGACATTTGTTATTAAATAATAGGGAAGAGAGTGTCTGACGTTCTCTTATCAACAAGGCTCATGACTTCCTTATCTATCCCATATTGTTATAATAACATATTAATTATTACCTGTATAGTCTCCGTATAAGAACATAGATGCTTCTTTTGTCCTTCTTCTATATAGTCCTTCTATTCTTTTACCTCCGCCATTACTCCATGCTTGGAAGTTAGCTGTTATGGTTTCAGGATCTCTTACTCCATTGCATATATTCCTGTATAATGTACTTCCTAAAAGTCCATTTGTTTTGCTAGTTCCACAATTATATGCAAATGAAACCAATGCATCAAATTCACATTGTTTTAGTATTATTCCTCTAGCATCTAGATCATTTTTTATTACAGGAGCATATTTTCTGTTTATCCAATCTTTTAACATGGATGTTGCTTGTTCCTCTGTCACATAATCTAGCCCTCTTATTTCCTCACCAGTCATTCCATAGCCTAGTGTCTTGACTCCTACACAGTCGTAATAAGGCTCGCTATAAAAACCTTCCCACGATTTAATAAAATCTATAGCTTGTTCACTAACTGCCCCTTCTTCATTTTCTATCCAATGACCGTGGCTATCAAAACTATAATACTTACCATCTATAAGAATTCTACAGTTAGAATACATATATCCTTTATCTATATCTAAGTAATACCATAATCCATCAGCATCCTGGAACCATCCTATAAGCATAGCGCCATCTGGACCTAATCTGTACCATTTCCCATTATCAATAATCCATTTGTTAGATACCATGTAACAATTATCATCAAAGTAATACCACTTATTATCTTTAGGATATTTAAACCAACAGTTTTGATAAGCATAACCTTCACTGTCAAATCTGAACCAATTGCCATTTAGCTGCTTCCAATCTGATTGATAATATGTTAAACCATCTGGACTATACCACCAGCCTTTAGAGTCTTTATTCCAACCAACAGTATATTTTTTTCTTTAATGGTCTATTAACATTTTTCTCATCTTCTAAAGCCCATAGTTCCTTAATAATGGAACTATTTATATCTAAATAATAATATCCATTGTCTCCGGTATTGCCCCAACTATTAACTATTTTAATCATATCTTTTTTATATCCTGTGATAACCATAGCATGATTACCTTTATAAGCGCCTACTGGTTCTGATGGAATTATACCTTTATTTGATTTTGCATTATAAAAATTTTGATATACTCTTACAACAATCATTATAGGCTTTTTATACTTAACTAAGTATTCTTTAATTTCATCTGAATTTAATGAAACATATGCAAGTGACTTATGACCTGCCGCTTCAGTTAAAAGTTTATCAGTCCCTATTTCAGACATTTTATTTCTTACATCAGGATATTCAATGTTATAATCAAAACTTTCTTTAAAACAGTCCCCATATTTAACTAAATTTTTCAACGCCTGTCTTGGTACAAGTCCACTTTCTTGATGATCTGTATCGCTTCTATTTCCATATAAGAAACCAATAGAATACATATTATTATCAATATAACTTTTCATTTCCATTAATGCATGAGCTACACAACTTCCTATGCTCCCCTGATTTTGAATTGGAATATCATAATCAAGTTCAAAACTTTCAGGAACTTCAATTTTTTCTGAACTTCCTGAAACCATGCTATAATCATAGTCTCTTAAGTCTACTGGTGAATCTATTGCTCCTAGTAAAAATTTATCTTCCATAACAAAATCCTCCTTAAAATTAAAAGTAGACAGCCAAAAGGCTGCCTTAATTATTTATTATTGCTATTCTGACTAATACTGCTATTAACACTTGTTGTAGTTGATTCAGTTTTTACTTTATTTCGTGTATTAATATTATTAATTACATCTTGGGCATCTTGAATTACATTATCTGATATTCCAGGTGTACTTGTATCTACAGTAATACCCATTAAGGCAACTAATGCAAATATCAATGCCACTAATGTTTGCCAATCTTGCCCTATATACTTTATTAAATCAAATCCAAAATACTGTGCAATTAATACTACTATAGAAATAGTAGCCACCCACCATGCCTTATTTGTTAATCTTGCTTTCCAATCAATTTTCATTTTTACATTCCTTCTTTCTATTTAATTAAGGCAAATAATATGCCTATTAATCCTGTTATAACTCCACCTATTGCTGTTCTAGAAATCCACTTAATAGTATCCTCTAAGTCTGCAATTCTGTAATTTGCTACTTTAATTTTTTCATCCCAGTTTTCTGTATTTTTTTCTAACAGTATTTCAATTCTTACTAGCCTTTCTTTAATTTCTTGTATAGTTTCCTGCTCATTCATGTGTCACCTTCCTTTTTCATATTTCCAAACGATTGGATATTTTAATTTAAAAATAGGCAATAAAAAAAAGACCTATTAAAAGTCCTAAATTACTGCCTTGCTTATTTAATTTTCATAAGTACTCTCTATAAATAACATTAAATCTTTATATTCTTCATCACTTAATTTTTTCTTATTATAAAAATTTTCAGCATATCCTAATGCTTTTTCCTTGCTTATATATTTAGCTTCAACTAAATCATAAATGTAATCATAAATCCAATTATCTGTTTTCATTATAAATCATTCTCCATATCTAATAAACTTTGTTTAATTTCTAATTGTTCTTTTTCAAGTTCTTCTAATCTCTTTTTGGCTAATTTAATTTCTTCTGTATCATCTAATATTACTTCATCATTTTCTACTCTTATAGGTTGTCTATCACTTGGTATATCAGAAACAATATAATTGAATACTTCATTTTCTTCTACTGGTGCTTTTGTAAATAAAATATTACCAGCAGAATTATATATTAATAATATTTTCATTATTTACATCCTCCTATATATATTTATTCTAAAATAATATAATTCCAAGTATTTGTATTAGCAACTGGAAGCTGTAACCATTCTTTAAAAATTGCTTGTCCATTTGTCTCTAATGGAAACTGTTCTTGAAATCCACTAGTATTGCCACTCTTAAATCTAGTGACAATTATTCTTCCATCGTTTCTTTCAAAAATAGTACTTGATGTAATATTAGTAATATCCCAAGCGAATACAAACCTAGGAGTAAACGGAATTCCAGATACACTTATAACATAAAAATTAAATGCAACTCCATTCATATTTTTAAATTCATATTGTACATTTATTGGTTTAAATTGTCCAAAAATACAACGTCTCCCACCCATACTTCCTACAGTAGCTGTACCAGCTACTCCACATATGGTATTTCCTGCTACTATCTTATTCGCAGTTATTCCTAATACTGATGCCATATTTGAAGTTGATACACCAACTAATGTATTACCAGTAACAAATCCATTTGTATTATTATATCTAATTAAAACTCTATTAGTTCCATCAGTATTAGTAATAGGTCCAAATGCTTGGTCGCCAACAATAACTTTTGTGCTATTACCATTCTCATATGAAATTGATGAATTACTTGATAAATTTGGCATATTTCCAGTAATTTTATTACCATTTACATAAGCAGTTTGTCCACTTAATATTTGTGGAGCTGTTGCCGTAGCATTAGTTTGAGAAGCTAAATTATTAGCAGTAATTTTACCACTACCATTGTGATATCCAGCTGGTATTGTATAAGAAGTACCAGCAGTTAATGTACTTGTTACAGCTCCATTATTAGCCATAGCACCATCTACTCGTCCATTATCACCTTCTCCATAATAACCTGCTAATAAATACTTGGGGATTAAGTTTCCACCACCTCCTTTACCCTGTAATATAAAATCCGTACCATTGTAACAAAGATTATATGGAATGTTAGCTTTCATATTTGTTACAATATTCCCATTGCTATCTTTAATGTTCTTAGCTCCATAAGAATTTAAATTCAAACTACAATTACCAGTCGCATTTGTTCCTACAAATAGAGTTAATTTAGTGCCTTTTTTTAAAGATTGAATCCTTACATTAGCACCAATATATGCGTTAGTTCCTGTAGCTTCTACTATTGGATAAGCTTCATTTTCTATTGCTCTCATTTCTGTATCGATTTTACTGAAGTTATCTACAAAATCTTGCCTCTTAACATTGTCTGTTCCTTCCATTAGCTTTAATCCGTAATTAGAACTTATTCTCATTTTATCATCTCCTTAATCATAAATTTCTATATCATCCCATTTGATACTTTCAGCACTGTTATAAGATAAATCTTTATTATCTAAGTAATCCCATGAAGTGTACGTATATTTAAAATCAAATCCCATATGCGAAGGCTTAATCTTCTTTATCTCATTAATAAGTGCCTGCATATTTGTTGGAATTCCTTTAATCCCAACAAATTGTATAGTAAAGTATTTTTCCCTGTCATGACGTATTACATTGCACTCACCACCACTAAAGCTCTCAGCAACAATTTTTATTCTATATGTATCTGCTACACCTTTTCCACGTATAGCTGCTTTTATCACTTCTCTACGACTTTCATAACTCATACTTGGATTATATTGAATGCCATATTTATCTTCATAAATTCTAAGTCCCCATGTTGCAGTATCAACATTAAATTGTTTTAAAACATCTTCAATCTGCCATTTTAACAATCCTAATTCTAAACCTTCAACATAATAAATAGCCTCCATTTCTGGAAGCTCATAAATAAATTGTGGTACATATTTATATAAGTTAACAAAATACTTTTTTAATTCTTCCTCTGAAGGCATATTCTCTGCATACTTAGATACTCCATACTTGGATTGTCCATAATACATCTATATTCCCTCCAGTTCATTCCATGTAGTACCTTTTTTAACGTAAGTTGTATTGATTTGGTTTCCTTCAGAATCTTGTTTTGCTCTATCTGCTTCATTTGCCGACTTAACATTCGAAATGTCTGAACTAACTACCGTTGGAGTAGGAGAGATTGTTTCGAATGTTGTGTTGTTATTATAAAACAATGACCAAGTGTCTACATTTGAATTTATTGAAGATGAAGAAATAATTTCAAATATAATTCTTCCATATCTATTTGCTTGTTTAGCATAAAGTGTCCATTTCATTCCATCAATAACTATAATAAAATCCTGTGTTGGAAATCCAGTACGTGTCAACCATCCAAATGTTGGACAATAAATTTCTGTATTATTAGAACGGATTTTGAGTTGAAGAAGTCCGTAATGATTGTTTGCATAAGTAGCTGTAACCATAAAAGTAATGTTTTGGTTTCCATAACTACTACAAGTTTGTTCTGCTACTTTATACCATTTCTGGTCGCCTGTTTCATCCGAACCAATCATAGCTGTTTTTCTTCTGCCATTATCCCAACTGGTTACTTTATCATTAGTTATACCATCTAAAACTGCTTTATTAGCATGGACATGATTTTGACTTGTGTCTACATCAGCTTGAGTAATATATCCTGCATCATTTGTTAATTGAGATACTTTTGTTAAATTTTTTGCATGATAAATTGTATTTCCACCATATGAAAATTCAGTATCTGTTAATAACAAATCTGTACCACCTGTATGACCACCACGAATGACAATCTCTTTATCTCCTGCTAATATAACACCGTTTCTACTACCAGTTGTTTTTCTAAGTTCTCCTCCGCCATTTATATCTATAGTACCTGTCATAGTCCCACCACTTTTATCAAGTTTGTTACTTACTGTATTCCATAATGTTCTCTCTGCACTTGTTATGTGCTTTACAGTATCGCTTATATGAGTTACAGCACTATTCCAAGCTGTGATCAGTGTACTTGTAATTCCATCTAAAACAGATTTATTATCATGAGTATGCTTTTTAGAATCAGCATCATTCCAGTTTGTACGTTCTGTGCTTGTAATATGCTTTACTGTATCATTAATATGAGAAGTAACACTCACCCATAATGACCTAACTATATCTAAAAATGTTTTATCTTCTTTTGACATCTTACCATCTACAGAACTTGTTGCTAATGGAATAGAATTAGCACTTATGGCAACCCAAGTACTACCACTCCATCTGTAAGTAATATCTGTATCTTTAACATTAACGGTCCAACCATCCTGTGGACTTGGATAATTTGTACTTAAATCAGAGAATGTTGTTACACTTTCTTTCCAATCTAAATCTGTTATAACTTCATTTATTTTATTATCAATTTCTGCTTTAGTATATTTATCATCCCAAAGTGGCTTATTGGTATTTATAGTATTTTTTATACTATTTTCTGCATTTATAGCTCTTGTAACCTCTGTAGCCAAATTTGTAGTTAACGTATTTTCAGCCGATTTTGCTCTGTTTATTTCATTTGTTAAATTAGTGTTCAATGTGTTTTCAGAGTCTTTGGCTCTTGTAATTTCAGCATTTAAATTATCTGTTAATATACCTTCAGCACTACTAGCTCTATTAACTTCTTCTGTTAAATTATCTGTAATGATTTTTTCTGCACTCTTCGCTCTAGTAACCTCATCCATTTCGGCTTTTTGTGCTCTCTCTATTTCTTTATTTAGATTATCTGTTAAGGTACTCTCGCTAGCTTTTGCCCTGCTAATCTCTAAGTTAAGATTATCTGTAAGTGTTTTTTCACTTAGCTTTCGCCCTTGTCACTTCATCACTTTCAGCTTTCTTAGCACGAGATATTTCTGTATTAAGATCGTTAACAATTTCAGATTCTTTATTTTCTGCCCTATTAATTTCTGTATTTAAATCTGTTTCTAATTGGTTTTCTTTTTTTTACAGCTCTATCTATTTCAAAATTTAATGCTCTTTGAGTTTCATTTAATGCATCCTGTACATTATTAATATCCTCTGCTTCTACTGTATCTCCAGTAGTTTCATAAGTAATATATAAAACTGGCTCTGTAGAAAATATCTTAATAATAGTTTTCCATGGAGTTAGAGAAGGTGTAAAAGTTGTATATGTATTTATCTTAGTTCCTGTAAGCTTACTTTCTGTATAAATGTTAATTGTGTTTACTTCAACATTATCATGTGCTAATTCTTTTTCATAAACACCAGCTATTGGATTAATAACTTCTTCTATTGTATATATATTTCCATCTAACTTATTTAATTTAGAATTGAATTGTGTGATATCCAACTATATCGCCTCCAATTCTAAAATGCCTTTTACGGCAATCTCATCTTCAGCTAAAATACAATTAGATACCGATTCGTTTAAATATAAATCTGTATAATCAATTACACCTGGAATATCAAGAATTAACCTACCTAACTGTGCTATAGAAATATATTTAGTAGTTTTAAATGGCATTTCTTTTAATTCAGTATCTAACATTACACCAAATTTTTCTTTGCATATATTTAATATATAACCATCAGATAATTGTAATTTGACTTTAATATTAATTGCTTTTTCTATACAACTTACAACCGTTAATTCTGCTCCAATAGGTGCCTGTCCTTTACCCATCTTAGGATATGGATCTATATAATTATTTACTTCATTAACTAATTCTTTAGTCGCAGCCTTATGTCCATCTGCAACAATTATTATTTTAACTGTTCCATCCCCATCCATTGTGGAATTACCTTACACTCTGAAACTCCAGTACATTCTTTAGCCCATTTTTCATAATGCGCATCGTTAGCACTACTTGGGGTATTTGAAGCATTTTCTAATATTCTCTCAAGATAGTCCTCATCTGATTCATCATCAACACCAAACTTAATTATCTCTATATTTTCAATAGAAATAATACCGTTTATATTTTGAGAAAACATATTAATATTTCCTATTGCCACATTTCCGATTGTTCCTATCTCAGTACATTCAACTTCAATTATTGCTATTTCTGAATCATCAACGATTACTGTGTTTTGCACCAAAAATTCTATTGCTGCTTGATCTTCGGTTCTTGTAGTACATACAACTCTTCCAGCACTTATTCGAGTACCTTCTTTCGCTGATATTTTAATCTTGTGAATTGCAGCCGAACCCTTTTTCCTTGGTATACCTTCAGCTTCACCTTTAAGATCTAAAAATTTTCCTGTGGCTGTTTGAGTGATTCCCCGCTTTAACATCTGTAGTAATGATACCCTTCTAAATTTTGCAATTTCTTCTGAAAAAGGCTTAACAGAATTCCAAAAATATATCTCCTTCCATCGTATTAATATTAGATGGAGCGTTTGAAATAGCTCTCTTTAATACATCTTCTGATGTTTCCTTAAGATAATCCGGAAGGTAATTATCTATTGATATTGTCATTAATTATCATCCCACCTTCTCAGTTATTTTTTAATACTTTACTTTGTCCTTTAATTGGAGTTACTTTGTACTCATAATAAACTTTTCCATTTTTCCAAGTAAAAGAAAAAAGAATCAACACTTTTTGTATTTGGATGCACCATTAATGCTTCCTGTGTGATTCTCGCAAGCTCCATTTCCGTAGCTTCTTTATTTAATTCCTTATTCAATTCTTCTCTACCAAACCTATAAGTATATGCCTTAAATCTATTTCTTATTGTCATTATAGCAAGTTGGCACCATTGTATATAAGCATCATAACCATTTAATATTTTTACAGTTCCATCTGGATTCTTTATAAATGTCATTGTTTCAAAATCAATAGCATATGACCCTTTTAATTCAAATGTAGAATTTTCTTTCATAGTTACAGATTCAATACTATTTGTAGGAAATAAATTAGCCATTAGAAATCCTCCCAACAATAACAGCATTAATACCCATTACAGCAACTAATACTCTATCACCCACCTTAATAGCTAATTGATTACTAGGTGCGTTTATTGTATGTGTATGTGATTCTGGACCACTAGCTGATTCTGTTGTAATATTATCAGTATTTTTTAAATTATCCAAAATCCAATAATCACCTTTAGGATATTCCTGTTTAATTCCATCTACTAGTAATCCACTTTCAGTTACAGTTGCTAATGCCATACCAGTTCCATAATTGGATGCTGCTATTGATTTGTTTGTATGTCCATGTACTACTCTTGCAATTTCATTATAAATATCATTTGGCATAAAATTTCCTCCTTATATCATCTAACGTAGACATAGCATTCATTGTCATGCTATCTGCATCACCTAAATTATGTGTAATTTCAGTTACATAATAAAACTTGTCATATAAAGATACTTTATCTCCTGCACGTATATCTGGAATATCTTTAACGCATTTAAAAGTCCATGTATCTTCACCTGTAGAAAACATAGAGTTTGCTTTATCCTGTCCTGTTGCATAATCAGTTACTTTACTATCTTGTACTATTTTTTGTATAGTTCCATAATCATCAGTTCCTTGTTTGAATACTCCTACTATAGGTGAAATTTCCGGACTTTCTTCCTTACTTTTATTTTCTCCAAGCACCTTTACTTGAGTTACGACTCCATCTAATGTGTTTTTACGACTTGGATCATCTATAATTCCATCAAGTTTATATATAACTTCATTTGTGCCTAGTTCAATTAAATCAAGAGAAGTGCCCATTCTGTAGCAATACAACTTTCCACCTTTTTGAGCAGTTTCTTTAAGATCACTCCACATCATTGTATATAATGAATTTTTTCTTCTATCTTTAGATAATCCTATTCCTGTATCTGCAAAATTTCCTATTGGTATACTCCAATCATTGCATATGTTAGTAGCTCTTTGAGTTGCTGTATGACCATCATATAACAATAATTCATCTTCTGATTCTTCCAAATAAACCGTTCTTTCTTTACATTCAAGTGATATTCTCATTGTCTTATCGCTTTCATTTGTTGTCCAAATCACGCCTGAAAAAATCTTCTTATTTTCTTTTGATCCAGAATCCCTTATCGTAAAATTCTATAGAATCACCTTTTGTTAATCCTATTTTATTTGCAAGTGCATAATTTTTTAATATTTCAAAATTCATAGTATAAGAAATAGTGTCTATGGATTCTTTAAGTGATCCAGATAACGATAGTCCTTCTATCTTATATTTATTTTTCAATACTAAATCCATAATATATCACCACCTACGCTTTAGTTACAAAACCTTTATGTACATATCCACCAGATGAGCCCCAATAAATTGATAACCAATCTCCCCACTGTTTATAAACAGTATATGTTTCTCCTTCGTATGCATATCCAAGTCCTGTACTATTTTGACTATCTTCTTCATATACAGTAGCAGTAATAACAATTTTTATTTTATCTCCATCAGAGTAAGTATCATCACCAAAATATCTATTACCATAATCAATTAGTCCACCTTGATATGAACTTTGTGAATTATCTATATATCCGATTAATAAGGGTTTGTGAGTTCTAAATGCTATACTGAAATATATATCTCCGACTTCTCCCCCCCTTACTTCCGGTTCAAATTGACTTATATTTACTATCTCATTAATACTTAATTCTGCTATTATTAATCTAAGCTGAACTGTATCTAACTCTGCATCAACCCATTCATTAATTTTATTCATATATTGTTGCGGTGCCATTGTTGGCATACATACACAATAACTTTCATTATATTCAATAGGAAATAAAGAATTAAATGATGTTTCTCTTACATTTTTTCCATATTGTTTTATATCAACTTCACCAACATTTAATACTTCTTCTGTCCTGTATCTTCTTTTTTTAGGTTGCTGATATCTTTTCTAATGGATTAACTGGGAAGTGAATTGTTGTATTACTGAATTCTTCAATTAAATATATATCTATCTAAATCAGCTCCTTCTAAAACTCCAATCGCTTGGAACTTTTACATAGCAAAAGCACCTGGAATAAATCCAAGTGCTCTATAATTATTTTTCTATTTATTTATATTTTATCATTAATTTTGTTTTTATTTTCTCAAATTTTTCTCAAAATATTATCATTAGTTTAAAGTGAAATTCTTATCATTCAGTGACAGGAATTTCAGATGTTGTTCCACCTCTATTAAAAGTAATGGTTACTTTACTAATATCATTTTCGGCAACAAATGGCATATATATTTTACCTTTAGTGTTTTGTGGTATTGGTGTACTTCCCATATTTACATCATCAAATGACATAGAGAAATGATCTAGCATGTAGTTATTTTCATCTTTAACAGTGAACGCATTATATAACATCAATCCTTCATAATTTGTATTGTCTTTGTTATTGAAGTCCATATTTTCACATTCTATATTTAATAATATTACTGTTTTTTCGGTATTTTTTTTTACTTCTTTGCCACCAATCTGTTTTGGTAACGCTTTTAATCATGAAATTGTATGATCCATGTTCTGTATTCACTTCAAAAGGTTTATCTATTTCAATCACTTTATTTTGGTTAGAATCCTTTTTTAGGCTATCTATATTAGTCTTAGTTTCTGATTCTGTAGTTACCTTTTCTTTATTATCTACAGACTTTTGATTACATCCAAATGCCATAACATTTAAACCTATCAACATTATGCATAATATTCTTTTCATTATTACTCCCCCCAACAACCATATTATAACTTATTTCTTAATATTTGAGAATGCATCTCTTAGATTTTGTCCAAATTGTTGCATAGCTTCATTAATCATTGCTTCTACATCTTTATTACCGTTAATATTTATGTTCATACCTCCAAAACTAAATTGATTTCCTCCACCTGCCATTGCTACTTTTGGCTGGTATACTTCAACCTTTCCTTTTTGGGCTTTATTACTTTTTAAGAAATCTATAGATTCATTATGATTTAATACACGCTCTCCTCCTCTAAAGTTTCTAACAGATGGATTTGTGATTATTTCAAAACCTTCTTCTGCTACTGGATGTAATCCAGCTGTTGCATTATCTGTTCCTGATGCATATCCTTCTTTGTGACCTGCCGTATGTCCTGCATCATTACTAGATGTAAATGCTTCAGTTACATTTTTTGTTATATTTACTATGCCAGTCCATACTTTGCTACCTATTTCTCTTAAATTTTCTAAAAGTCCTCCAACTTCTCCTTTTGATTCGCTTGCATTAGTACTTATATCTGCTGTAGTACCGATGGTATTTGATTCAACTCTTCTCTAGTATTTCCTATAGCTTCTAGTGCTCCACTAGCATCAGCTTTTATATAAACTTGTGTTCCATTTATTTGTGCCATTCCTGTTATTACTCCATCTGATTCTTTTTGAATATCCTGCATAGATGCAACAATAGCATTACCCATTTTAAATTCACCTGTGTAAGTATTTAATGTAGAATTTGAAATAACATCTATTGCATTAATTATCCCATCAGTTGCATTAGTATATGATTTTCTTAAAGTATCTAACTGGTCCTTTTGATCCTCTGAATATGCAGCACCTGTATCAGCTGTTTCATTATAAAATCCTGTTATTTCCTTTGAATAATCATCTACTGCAACAGTTACATTCTCCCATTGTTTTGTTAAATCATTAAATAAAGTATAATTTCCTGATTCTTTTATACTTGAAGTTCCAATATGAGAATCAATCATATTTTTCATAATTTCTTGATTACTTATTTCAGTACCATTTAATTTATCACCTGTATATTTATTAATAGTTTTAGCCGCTCCTGAATTCTGATCCATTATAATCTGATACATTGATTGTTTCTCATTCCAATTAGAATCAGCATAAGAGCCTCTAGTATTTCTTAATTCATCTATACTCTTTTGTAATGATGATTTTTTACTTTCTTCAGTTGTTTCTGATAATGTTTTTTCTAAAACAGCAATATGTCCATCCAAATCAGCAATTTTATCTTTGTATGCATCGTCAATATCTTTATAAGCACTTTTAAGCAATTCACTCGCACTATTTGCATCTGTAGCCTTACTAGCATCTGTTGTAAATTTAGACTGAGCATATGCTTGGTCATAGGTGTTTTTAGCATCTATAGCATCTAATTTAAGGCTATTCATTTGATCAATATATCCTTTTATTTCTTCTAATTCACTAGATGCCAATTCTCTATTTTCAGCATAAGCCTGCGATGTTATATCATATACTTTATCCCTGGCAACTTTGAATTTTTTCTGTAACATTATCATAATATTCACCTATTGATGAAACTGCCGAATCATTTTCTGAACTGTAATCTCCATCTGCACTTAAAGCATCTTTTAAAACTTTTGTTTCAGAATTTTTCTTGTTTTCTAATGCATTAATAATATCATAGGCATAATCATTTATTCTGTTTGCTATTTTATTTTCTCTATCAGATGTTGAATAACCACTCATATCTATTTTTTTAATATTCATTAATAGTTCCGTTCCACTCTTTGCAGTCTCTCTTACTGCTTTTTTGAATGAATCTGATATTCCTTCTCCGAAATCCGTATACTTTACTCCTGATTCTTGTAATTCTTTTGCTGATTTATAAGCACTTCCTGTAAATTTATTTATTATTTTTTCCCCAATAGTCAACTCTTCTGTAGCTGTATCTATGCTCCTATTCATTAATGAGTTATAGCTCATTACTCCATACTCTGTTGCTGCAATACCTGCTGTAATTGCTAATCCTACTGGACTAAATAAAGCTGGTAATATTTTTGCTGCTAATCCTACTTTGCTTATTCCTACTGCTGCCTCTGTAGCATCTTTAGCTACACTTGCACCTTTGAATAGTGATACTAAATTAGATATTCCACTTATTGAATTACCAATTGAACCAGCTATATTAAATCCAGCTATAGCTGTTACAACAGTACCAATTGCTATCGCAGTTTCTTTTATATCTTCTGTGTGATTAGATAAATAATCTACTGCATTAACTATACCATCTGTTATATCTGGTATCTTTCCAGTAAACCATGTTACAAACTGTTTTGCGTATGGTGCTAGTCTTTCTCCTAAAGCAATGTTCATTCCTTCAACAGCTGATTTAAGAATAGTCCATTGACCACTTAAAGAATCTAATTTTGTGTCTGCCATTTTCTTAGCAGCTCCATCTGCTCCATATATTGCAGTAGTTAATTTATCATAATCAGATGTACCTGCATTAATTATTGCAAGCATTCCAGACATTGCTTCTTTTCCAAATAAATCACTTGCAGCAGCCGCTTGTGTAGCTGTATCAAGACCACCCATTTTCTCTCTAAGCATATCCATTACACCTTTAAGCGACTTCATATTTCCTTCACTATCAGTTAGTGATAATTTATATTTTTCCATTACTGCCGCCATAGTTTTTGTAGGTGATACCATATTAACTATAGCATTCTTAAGTGAAGTACCACCCATTGAACCTTTAACCAATTGTGTTATCGTTAGGCTCTTTATCCTAACTTCTATACGTTTCCTGTATAGTTCAGACTATCTCTTCACCTTCGACATTACTCGTTTAGGTGCTACCCACTCGTGGATATTTCTGCATATAAAAAAGATACCTTTGAAAGGTATCTCATTTACTTAGCTTACTTTATCTAGTCGTTACACCTTCCTATCGTTTCCTTTAGGCTTGGCTCGGTATTGCCATATTATATTTTTTAAAATATTATAACTTAGGGTTTCACCGAATTAAAGTAGTATTTTAAGTTGCTAATTTCTTAACAACTGGGCATTCTTGTTTACCCGCATTGGCCATTAATCCTAGTGCAATACTTGTATCCTCAATACTGTACTTCATAGCTCCCATTGTAGCACCAACATATTTAAATGATTCTCCTAAAAGTCCTATATTAGTATTAGCATTAGCACTTGCTTGGGCCATAACATCACTTAAATGATTTGTATCACTTGCTTTCATTCCAAATGCTGTTATAGCATCTGAAATAATATCACTTGTACTTGCTAAATCTTCACCTGAAGCTGCAGCTGCATTTAATAAACCTGGCATAGCTGAAATGATATCATTGGTTTTATATCCTGCCATTGCAAGATAATTCATTCCTTGGCTTACTTCTACTGCTGAAAAAGAAGTAGTGGCTCCTAAATTTTTAGCTGTATTAGTAAGTTTACTTAAATCTGCTTCTGTAGCTTGACTTGTAGCCTGCACAGTTTTCATGCCATATTCAAAATTACTAAATGTATTAATTGCTGTAGTAGCACCAAATCCCCCCATAGCGAGGGTACCTGCCAGAGCTATTGATATTACCTTTTTTGTTCCTGCCTTTAACCATGAAGTAAGCTTATTATTTGCTTTTTCAATAACACTACTAGCTTGATCTTCTGCTTTTACTTTAACCTTTGCTTCTTTATTGTTTAACTTCTCGGTAGCACTCTTTACTTTATCCAATCCAGACGTAGCATTATCTTTAAGCTTTGCTGTAGGACTTATAGTTCTGTCTGATAATTTCTTAGTTTTAGATTCTAATTTATCTAATGGAGATGACATCTTATCATTTAACTTTGCAGTAGGACTAGCAGTCTGATTTCCTAAATCTTTGAGCTTCTTTTTTTGCTTTTTCTGCTGTTTCTTCTACTTTTTTTAACTTTATTAGATGATTCTTTATCTCCATTAACATTAATTTTTATATCTAATCTATAGATTTCTTTGGATGCTATTGCAATCGCCTCCTACTTTCATATATAAAGAAAAAGGGTGCCTTTTACAGCACCCTATAATTATTACTTACTATTACGTTGTTTAACTTCAATAGCAGAGAATGCAAATAACAACTTTCTTGTCATATAATCTTTCTTCATCACATCATCCGGAGACATATTATGAAGAAGAAATAAATTATATAAAGCAGCTATTGATCCTCCACTACTTATTAGTTTTTTATATCATCTTCTGTAACCTCTACATCTTCTCCAAATCCACTTAATTGAAGAATAGATTCTACTAAAGCATTTTTTTCTCCAGCTAATAATTTCTTAATTATAAACTGTTTTCCTTCACTCAATTCATATTTTGCAAGTAATTGAGTATTGTTCCAGTTAAAATTAGTAGTAGCTGCTATAATAACTCCAGCATCATATTCTGCATTATCTACTTTTCTTCCCACACACCTTTAACTTTTCTTTTTCTAGTGCATTCTTTTCTTATTCTACTTAATTCATCTCCTGTAAGACCTTTAAGTTCTAATTGTATTCCAAGCCTTTCAAGCTTTGCTTTTCCTTTAGGTGCTTCAAATTCTTCACCCATTAATTTTGCTAATATGTCCTCTTCCTTTGATGCTAATTGTGCTTGTTGTTCTTCATTTAATTTTTTCATTATAATATCTTCCTCTCTTATTTCAATTAATAAATAGAAAAGAGTAGGCATCTAATGCTCTACTCTACAACTTAATCAAAGTTTTAATCAGTTTGTACAATTTTATCAAGCAATTCATATCCATCAAATACAAATGGGTATTCATTTTCAATTACTTCTCCTGGTTTAAAGTTTATAAGACTAATCTTTGTTACTCTACAATTTTTAAGTCTTATTCTTTCATAGCCATATGCTTCAGGATCATCTAATTCAGAAATTATTTCAAATTTTTTGAATCCATTTTCTATCATTTTTGAAGTAACTTTAAACTCTTTAAGTGAACCAGTTCCCTTTTTAGCACCAGCTTTATGTCCAGTCCATTCAGATCCACAGGTTAAAAGTTCTTTCATGTCTATTTCTACATCTGCTGTTGTTTCACTTACCTGTGTCTGCCATTCACCATCAACAAAAATCTTCCCATATGTACCACTACATACTCTTGAAGCATCTAATTCTCCAGACATTTACTACACTTCCTTTCTTATTCAGCAATTATTCCTGTTCCATATACTCTCTTAAGTTTCTTGTAATGAGTGACTTGCCAAATCCAATACATTTCATCAGCTTCTGCAGTTGCCTGCTTTTCTTCATCAATTTTTACAACAAAATCATCTGCGATAATTCCATTGTTATTTAATGTTTCAAAATACTTTTTAAGTGAGGATAATGCAATAGTTCTTCCTGTATCATTACCATCAGCTTTTCCTGAAATCTCAAATCTTTTAGCAGAAGTATCTTCATTTACTGTTTTTAAGAATATAACAGTCTGTATTGTTCCAAATGCCTTGCCAGCTTCATCTTTGTAAGTCTTATATGTGTTTACATCATCAGCAACAACAACTCTTCCACCATCTTCATAAAGTACAATAGTACCATTTTTAATAGCTGATGTTATTTGAGTTTTTGATAATTTAGGCGTTACGGAATCAAATATTGTAGTTTCATTACTAATTGATTCTTTAAGGCCCTTCCCAATTGCTAATGCTGCAATATATACTAATACTTCTGCACTATTGTAAGTAGTGCCATTATAAGTAGCTGTACCTAGATATAAATTATTTACAAGATAATCATTATAATCATTAGATCTTTGGTTAGCATCATCTAGTGTCTCAGAATTATTTACTCCAGTTACAAAAATAAGAAATATATCTCCATTTTCCTTACATTGAGTATTCCATGTTTGGATAGCTGCTTGTAATGCAGAATCAGCATATCTATCTATAACAAAAGCATCTTTTTCATAACCTTCAAAAATAGTCATAGCATCTATATAATCTTGATTTGTTATTCCTGCGGTTCCATCATTACCACCAGTAAAATTCTTAGTCGCAACATTATCTAAAGTATTCGTAGTTGAGCTAACTTCACTTGTCTTAGCCGTAATATATGTGTTTGCTGTTGCATTATTTATTGTCTTTGCAATTTCTGCAAATGTTCCACTAACAGTAATATTGAATAACTGTTTTGATCCTTCATAAAGTATTATGTTTTTCTTATCTGAATCTGCAACATTAGTTTTTACTGTTACCTTAAAATCTCTAGTTGTTGGATATAGAGTTTCTAATGTAATAGCATTTAATGGAGATGAATCTGTTGTTTGAAGTACTAAAGAAGCTTTTGATGCACTTGAATCTGCCAGTCTATATAGCAATAATTCTTTAGGTTTCCCTAATAACGCAAGTTTCCCTAGTTTATAAGCTGTATAATTGTCATCAGTTCCAAATGTTGCTTTAAGAGTATTTTCTACATCATTATTTATTAAAACTGGTTCTTTTATTGGTCCCCAGTTGGCTGTTACTGTTAAAGCTAATGTTCCTGTTGTCCCATTTGCAATTGTAGCTTCAGCAGCAGTCTGGAATCTGTTATAAAAACCTGGTATTTCAGGTTTATTATCTGTTCCCCATGTTCCCTTTGCCATTATTTAACCTTCTTTCCTAAGAAATTTTTCACCATCTTATCTACTTCTATTTTTGTAAACTTATCTTCTTTTGAGCAATTAGAAAAAGCACCTGCTAATACTATTTTTGTATAGCCAAGTGCTTTTGCATTTTCCATATATTCCTCTACAGAAAACTTTTCTTCATTTACTGTAGTTTTAATTGTAGATGTAGCTGTTTCTTTTGTGGTAACATCTTTATTTACATCAGCCATTATACAGCCTCCTTCCTATTTAATAATTCCCTTTCCAATAATGTTTTTTAATTTAGGCGTATTATCTTCTATCATTTTTCTTTTAAATAACTCAATAGTCAACTGACCCTTGGTTATCATATCCGCCTCTTTATCTTCAGTTATGCTCTTAATAGTAAGATATCTCCTATTTTCAATATCATAAGGTATTTTCAAATCAGTAATTAAATGTTCCTCGATAGTATCAAGAATCTGTTCTATTTCAGATTTATTTTCACTTACCACATGACATATAAGAGTTTTTTCTTCTCTTATAACCCTGTTTGTTTCTCTCATCCTATCCTTATTAGTTACTCTCCATAAAATTGAAGGTACTTGAAAATTACTTTTCCAGTTATTAAGATATACAGGAATATCAATAATACTTTTACTATAATTACTTAAAGCATCAAGCCATTTATCTTTATTTTCTTCAGTGTCTTCATGTAATGCAATAATAGTAAATTTTAAACCTTTTGCTATTGCATTCCACTCTTCATCTACTATATCTTGTCCTATAATCCCATCAAATTTGCATGTAAAACTCTCGCCTGTTTTAGGATTAGTTATTACTTTTAAATTTAATGCTTTTATTGACTGCTCTGCTAATTTATCTAAACTCTTAAAAGAAAGTCTTTCATCATACAACCATATTTCAATACTTCTCTTAAATCCAACTACTTCCCCATTATCTGTATCGTCTTTTGCAACAACAACAGAATATGGCTTTTCTGTCTGCTTGTCTGGTACATTAGGTTCATAGCATCCTTTAAGTTCCGTAACTTCTTTGAGTAACTGATTTCTTATTGCTAGCCTCATATATTAATCACTCCAATACTTACCCACAGCTTCTATTATAAATTCTTTATTATTATTTAAAGTATCTTTTAATATTGGCATAGGCTTAATACCTTTTACACTCTTGGCAAAATGTCTTTCCCCATCAGTATCAACCCAACTTAATACTTTGCCTTTTACAGGAACTATCTTTTTACCAGTAGGTCCGTATATACCAGTACCTTTTTCAAGCCATTCTCCATATTCTGTACCATGTGCTAAATATACAGAATACTGGCTACCACCACCTTCTACTCCACCATTTATTCCATTTCTAGCATGAGAACTTCTATCTTTCCAGTAAGCTTTTTCTTTAGCTTTATTAACAAGTGTAGGTGCTATAATTCCTCCAAGTAACATTCCCATGCCAACTTTTTTCCTGTTGATATAATCAATAACTTTAAACCCCATGAAATCAAGTCCTTTCTAAATCACACAAGTAACCACATAAAGTATCTTCGATTATTATTGGGTAAGCTCCTGTAACTTTTATATGACCTTCTTTAGACTCAAATTCAACAACATTCTTTTCATCTATCTTTATTTCATTCTCATTATTTAAAATCATCTTATATTTATTTGTAGTATAAGATGTTCCTTGAGTTTTACTTTCAATTGTTATTTTGTTTGAATTATCTTCTAAATATATTATTCCAGTATAAGTTATTATATTTTCAACTTTCTCATAAGCACCATCTACAAGAACCTTTTCTGCATACTTAACATCAAATGTAGTAGGATTTATTGATATACCCTTATTGATTGCATCTATAATCTTTTTAGATTTTAATCTAGCCATCAGCAACCATCTGCCCTTCTCATTGATGTTTTATATCCACTTGTTATACTTGGATTTAGCTTAGATTGTTCTGCTATATAGTCAGCTTGATAAATAGATGCAAGGTTATTCCAATAATCAGGATCAGCATTTTCTATTTCTATAGGACCAACTTTTATTTTGCTATCTGTATTAGCTTTCATTAAACAGCCTCTCCAACTTGCTTTTAATACATTGTTGTCATTGACTGCTAACAGATTGTTTAACTCTTCATCGCTGAATACAGGATATTGACTTTCATTTAAATTGATCTTTAAGATGTCTAAAGGTGTAAGTGCCATGACTATTCACCTTCTTTTCCTGCTCCATTGTCTTCTCCTGTGTTATTATCAGTTCCATCGGCTTCTCCACTATTGTCTTCAGCAGGAACTTCAACTTCTTGTTCTTCTATTTCTGCATGTTGCTTTAATTCTGCAACATCTTTTTCAGCAATTTCAAATTTTTCATCTTTATTAATGAATTTACCACCATATTTTAAAAATTTATTAGCTGTACCAATATATTTTTTAACTGTTATTGTTCTTTTCTTCGCCATACTAATTACTCCCTCTCTCATATAATTAAAGATCAGCTAAATATTAACTACTCTTTATTAACCTACAGTTGCAAAGAATACTTCATCTGCTCTATCAAAACTTACAATAGGCATTACAGATACTTTAGTATCAACTGTAACTGGATCTTCTTTAACCATTGTTGTAATTGCTGTTCCTGTTCCAACCATAGTAGTATCAAGTTTTCCTGAACCATGTGTCTTGTCAAATTCTTCAGGTGTAACACCATAAACTGTATTTCCTAATGTTGTTCCGCTCATAAGAGTAACTTTATTGTTTTCATAATATTGTACTGCTGATGCTCCTTCATAAGGATAGTAAGTAGAATCATCTAAGAATACAACTGTTATTCCCATAACTTCTTTAGCAAACTGTAAATAATCTTTTTGAGATAATATTCTGTTCTGATTCATAACATTACCATTTAGATGCCCTTTAATTGCAGTATT